AGCGATTTTTCAGCAGCTGACATCAACGATGTGATGACGGACTGAGCCAGCTTCATCGAGCCGAGCTTTTCGGACAGTTGTTTCAGTAGTTCTTTCCACATGATATGTATCTCCTGTAATAGGGTTGATTGCAATTCGGGGTGTAAAAAAGTGGCGGGCGAACCGTCAGGCTCGGAAAGCGTAACCGGGTCCAACCCTTTGATGACGGGTCGGATCGTCAGCCCCGCACCGAACAGCAATGGTCCATGCTGGGCGCGCGCCTCGTTATCCTGGAAGTTTTCGTGATAGTCGGCAGACAAATACCGGAAACCGCGATTTTTTACTGCATCCACGCCAAAGGGTGTCCACTCAATGAGCGCGCGCAGCTTGTTGCCTTCGATCGAGAGCTTGAGAAACTTTCCCGCCGCGCCGTCAGACGGCTTGTGTGCGACATCGAGGAATATCTCTTGCCCGTAAGTGCCCTTGTTGAAGTTATCCACCATCTGCAACAGCATCGGGCGGGTAATATCGAATTCGCCGTAACGAGGATCATAAAAATGCCCCATTTTGGTGACGGTTACCCAGGTCTGAGGACTCTCCCCGTCCAGGGATAAATTCTTCGGTAACTCGGTAACAAAGCGACGCGCCCCATCCAGGGCGTTGACGGCTTCAAGCAATAATCTGCGCGGTCTTGACAAAATTCGCTCCTCGTAAAATCAGGAAGCCACACAACAAGATAGAAGCGAGCGAGCAAAAAACCCGCTGTGTGGCTTAGCCTTTTCAGGTTGATGGAGAGTTTCGGGGTTTTGTAAAGACAAAAACAGGGACGGATGTGGCGGTTCAGCGGTTGCTTAAAATTTAACCGGTACGGGCAGGCCGTTTGATTGGAATAAAGTGACTTTTATATACACGGTTATCCACAGAAATTATGGACAACAAAAAACCCGCCTGGGCGGATATATTGAGGGAGTAAAAATAACTTAATTCAAAGCCATATCGGATATGTCGCGCTCTATGCCGTTCTCATCGGTGATAAAACACTCATCTTCATCTTTGCCATGGTTTGGATAAGCGCTGGCAAGATCGTCAGGCAAAACCCAGTATTGGCCGAGCAGCACTGACATTTCGGCAAGACTATGCAGCGGGTCGGTGATCTCGTAGCTGCTCGGGTAAGGGTGCCCTGTCATGCTGCCTTCCTTGACAGCAGACGCAACCATGGCAAGCACCTTATTGGCATCCGGTCCGCGTACCTCGCCCGTTGATGCATCCCACTCGAACACGAGCGGTTGCTGATGCCATACTGCAGGTTTCAATGTGTATTTATGGGACATAGCTGAATAGTAGCCCTATCACCAGATCAAACATCTCGCGGTCAGATTCGATCAGCGATTCAAGGTTCTTTGCGTTACCGCCAAGTACATCCTCAAATGCCATCGTCATTACCTCAAGTGCACCCTGTTTTCCAAGGTAGCGTGCTTTTGAATAAATCTTCCCTTGATAATAGTCACGATATTGATCCTTGCGCACCACCTCGTCAATACGATATTTGATTCGTGGATACAAGTCACGTAAACGTTCCAGAGGATCTTGCGCAGTTCTGCGTTCATGTAAGGTCTGGAAAATATCGTCCAGTTCAGGTATGGCATGCTGTAATCGGTGAGCATATTCATGAACCGCTGTTGAAAATCGGTCGGCTCTGATGAATCCTTCACCACCTCTTGTCACACCTGTAAATCCGTACTGCCTGAAATTTCTGCCGGGTGGGAAGTGTGACATATCCATGTATTCACCGCGTGCGGTAGAAAGTTTCGCGTAGAGCGGACCATGTTTATCAGCTATACGGGTCCAGTCATCCGGATACATCATGGATGCCTTCCTAACTAGATCGGCACCCTTGCCACCGTTTTGGATCTTTGCGACGGTCATCATCGGTCGTGCAGCACGCAGTCGTTCGTGTAACTTCTCCAGCAGCAGCGCGCCATTATGGCGGAGATCATCCGTAGCGAACCGGTTGAGTAGTTCTGTGGAGATTAATCTTCCAGCAGAGATGTAGTCGTCCAGGCCTGAGATAACAGACGTCCTGGATGGTTTAGGCGGTGGAGTACTCACACCAATCCGTTTTTTTACCGACCTCCACGGCGCTTTAATCATGCCTTGCGTCAACGCCCCATCCTTGAAGGCCTGGTGTTTATTTACCCCCAGCACGCCGATACGCTGCGCAGGGGTGAGTCTGGCCAGTGCCTGCATCGGTGTTTCCTTGCTGGCGCGATCGGCGGCGGTGATCTCATCTTTAAACACCACTTCAACAAACGACAGCGTGTTCGGATGCGCTGGCCAGCCGCTGGCTTCAAGTGTCGGATATACCCCCTGGCCGAGGCCGTACAGATTTTGCGTGGACAGCAGGTCGCAGATATCCGGTTTCGGGTGTCCGGGTGAGAGTAGGAAGCGTACACCAGCTGCATCTGGATGCGACAGCGCGCCTTTGGCATAGGCCGTGCCGTGTGCCCGGTTGATCTCAGTACGCATCACTCGCATCGCGTTATCCATCGGGCTGCCGTTCCCGGCGAGCAGGGCATCGGTTGTTTCTTTTCCCATCCTGTTTGCACTTGCCGCACTGAGCTTGTCTTGTATCTCGATCGGTACAGCATCACCGCGAGACAGGAATTCGCGCGCCGCCTGCGCAGCGCCATGCCCCTGAATAATCGCCTGTTCGATGGCATTCACCACAAGATCGCGCGCCTGCCTGTCCAGCCGCCAGATACGATCGGATAACTGCAAGCCATCTGCTGCCACAAAGGTGCGCACGAATTGCAGCGCTTCGTGATTGATCGTCATCGCCGCCGCAGACGACAATACCGCTTCGCTGGACAGCGGCTGAGTACCCAGATCGGCTGCGATGGCAAGGCTACTGTTGATCAGGGTATTGCGCGCATCGCTGAGTTGCTTGAGTCGCGCATTAACCTGTGCCAGCACGCTCTGTATTTCCTGTAACGCGATATTACCGTCCGCCCCGGAATAGGCTGCGATGCGCTGCGCGATGTCATCGGCCGTCTGCTGATAAATCTGCTGTAGCTCATCCAGCGCGGCAGCGTCCAGTTTCACCACCTCGCGTTGTGCAGCGATTGTGGCGCGCTTGATGGCGGCTTGCTGCGCGGTAAGGCAGCTCATGATTTAGCCGTTGCTGATGCTGGTACCGGATTCGCCCTTGCGTCCGTTTCCTGGTGTGACAGATACGCTCACGCCGCGATTGCGCGAGACAGGCGCAGTCTTTGGATCAACCGGCGGAGCTTCGGGCGCGTTCGGGTCAGGGTAGGGGGTGTAATGCTGCACCTCCCACTCGCGGCGACGCTCGACATAGGCCGGGTCATAGCCCAGTTCTTCCAATACCAGCCCTTGCGGTAATCCCAGCGCCTTGAGTTTCAAGGCGCGATCCGTAGTCTGGCTCGGCGTCTCGGTGCGGCGTTCAGCAAAGGTCACACGGAAATCCTCGTTGTCAGGATTAATTCCCTTGAGCAGTAAATGCAGGCGGAAACCGGATTCATACGCGAATGATAATGTGTCCTGCAACACATCCACTTCGTCGTAGTAGTCCCGCTTCAGGTCTTCCAGAATGTCGCGCGCCAGCCCGTCGGTATAACCCGCCAGACCTTTCGGCATCGGCGATCCGGAAAAGAACGTGTCCAGCAGATGCACGATGTCTTTCATCTGGTTCAGATTGCTGTCACCCTGAATCGCAGTTACCCCGCCTTCCTTGTTCATGTAGTAATCGGTGATTATACCGTCCGCCTGGTCTTTCTCCACCTGGGCGCGATAGGTCGCCACATCCGCGGCGCTAGCCCCTTTCAGCACATGCGCCATCCGCAACGGTGCGCGCATCCTGCGGCGTATCACCAGATCCTCTTCCGACATATTCAGTTTGCGCCAGGTGGTGCGTGTTGCATCCAGAAACGGACGACCTAGACTGCCCATATCGTCGAAGTTGTCCGGGTCAAAGCGGGCATGATGCAACTGCCACAGCGGGAAAGCGGCCATCTCAGCGCCGGTCATGATGTCGAACTGGATGTAGGCTTTCTGCACGTCTTTGAATAATCCATCGATGCCGATATTCGGCAGGATGGTTTCGGCCGGCATTCGTACCCCTTGCACCACGTTAAAGGCGCGATCGAGCACCCACTGGTAAGGAAGATTACCCTCCATCACCAATCCGCGTGCGTCCGACTTGAGTTTTTCAATCCGGTTGAGCTGCAAGTTGCGTTGAAACACATCCCATTCACGCGACAGTGTCTCGTTAGCCTGCCCCTGTTGCATGATCAGACCGCCTTTGACTGTATCGCGTGCGATGCGGCTGTGGATCCGCTTCCCACGGCCGTCCAGCTTGTCCATCTCGCGAATGTCAAGAATTGCCTGACGCAGATCGGGATCCACCCACATCAACCGATAGGCATATTTGAGCTGGTCTTCCGGATTCGGACG